TTTGAGACTTATACTTCTCAACAATAAATGTTTTAAACTTCTTCATATCATTATTATTTATAATATTAGTATCTTCATTGGATTCACCTGGAGTTTTCTTTTTATACTCTTTGGTTGTCTCTTTTGTTCCGAATTCTAAATATTCGTTAATTCCTAATCCTTTCTTTACGTCATTGAAGAAGGTTTCACCATCTTTAGACGATACATGCTTTGGTAGTCCCTTGAGGAATGACTTCAGGTCATCATTCTTAACATGCTGTCTCATATCAGAACCAGATTCACCCTTCTTTCTGGCACCAGCATTAAGAACATTAAAATTATCAAAATCATAACTCTTTGTTGGGTCAGTATGCTTGACATATTTACGAATTTGTTTATCAAACTCATCAACCCTATCACCACCAACAACCATTGTTACGTCTTTATAACCTTCATCAGACAACCACTTTAATATTTCAAATGGAGTCCTTAATGAAGTATTCTTGACGATAGTTGCCTTCGGGAAGAACTTCTTCAGGTATTTTATTTTTTGATTATAACCTAATGGGTTCTTGTTGCTATCTTGAGATTGAGAAGTGAATACCATACCAGTACCACCCCTTGATTTCTTAACTATAAAATCAATTAATTTAGCGTGCCCTTTAGTGATTGGATTGAACCGACCAAACGTGAATACGACTGGTTTGGTCTTTGCTTCTGTTAAATGTGTTTTAAATCGTTTCATCAACCCCAATCCTTAAATGATACAAACTGCGATACTTTATCCAAATCTCTAAATGCGAAGTTTGATTTAAACAACTGCGTCTTACCAGACCAGAACTCAATGCTTGTATTAACCTTTCCTGTGCTCTTTTCAAACTTAATCGTAAAGTCGTCTTGTAGACTTTTTACAATATCTTTGAATGCAGCAGAAGTCCTCGATGATAAAACATCAACCTTTCCTCCTGCCTTTGTTTGTACTGCTAAATACAAATCATCTGCACCATCAAATCCTAGCATCTTAACCATGTTGGCATTAATCTCTGCTTTGTTCGTTTTATACTTTGCTTTAAATACCCCAATCATTAAGTCACGAACTTGTGAATAAATACCTTCACTGTCTACAATTGCCTTTGCAGCATCTCGTCCGATTTCACTCTTTAATTTTGCTGGACTATCTGGTCCAGATTGTAAGTCTTGAATTTTACGCATTTTCTTTGCAAGACCGTGCTTTTTAATAAATTGGCCAACCTTCTTATCAACACTTCCTTTGTTGCTAAACCCACCGATTTCTGGATCTATCAAATTAATAACCCAAGACGTGAAAGTGCTGTTTGATACATTAATTGCCCAACCTTTATATGCTTTTAATGATGCCTCAATATGGTCAATAACCTCTTTTGTTGATTTCTTTCTGGCAATAAATTCAATGTCTGCTTTTGTTATTCCTTTACCAGACTCACCAGTTAATACAATTTCAAATTCCATCATGGATAAATCTTCGAGTTTTTCAACATCTGCCCATAATTGTTGTGCGATTGCCGCACCAGATTCTTCTTGCCTTTTGATTTCAGCATTTAATTTTTTTGTATCTGTTTTGGGGAATTTGACTCCTACCAGTTTTTCATTTTTATATGATTCCTTATGTGTTTTCAAATATGCTGCTTTGTTACCAACCAACTTTGCTTTACTACTAGCAACTAATTGTGCCAAAGAATGTGCTGTACAAAATTCAGAAAAATAACCCAACCTTGATTTTAAATCTGGATTATCATCCGCTTCGTTTAATGCCTTGCCATTCGTTATATAGTTGAGTTTCGTTTTTGCAGTCTGACCGAAAGACAATCCACCAAACGATTTCTTGATAACATTAGATACTTTTTTGAGTCCTCTCCTGACTACCTTTTTAATCCAAAGTGCAGCTATCTTAACAATGTCAATCAAACCCTCATCGATATCTTCGAGTGGTTCAAATTCTTTAAACGATTTCATGTACTATTCCTTCATTAATACAATTCTTTTACACGTATCTGTAGCATAAGTTTGAAACCAGCCTGGAAAAAATGCATGAATAACGACTACACATGCTGCTAACTCCATACGAAATGCAATACTTATTGCGTTTTTAAAATGTTGCCAACGTGTCATGTCGACTTCATCGAGATGTTGTTTACTTGCTCTGCTAAACATTTTTCTTCATCCTTTGCTCTGTGTTCTTGTAACATTTTCCACCATCTAATTAACCACATCACCTTTATCGGATGATGTTCTGGGTCTGGTAATACATTCTTAAAATATTCCATAAAGTCTTTTAGTTCTTCATCGTTTTTAAAATGCCTCATGCCCTCTTCTTTCGAGTAGACCCTTTCAGTCTACTTTTCTCTGCACGACCTCTGTTAACAGATGCCTTTTCAAATCCAACAATCTTACCACCTTTATGGGATGCATCCATCCCATCCCTATTACCATAAACACCATGGTCACGTCTATATTTATTTAATTCTCCACGGTATTTCTTCATCTTATCAGATGACTGGAACTTCTCATATTCGTCTTTATAATCGCGAAGATGACACCATTTACAACCTGCCTTCTTCTCTTTCTTTTCGATTATATCACAGAAGTCTTGAAATGTTAATACTCTACTCATTTCTCCTTCTCCGCCTTTGGTATTGGGTATTTGACCACTCCTGTACATACACCATTATCGTATGTTTCAAAATCTTCACCTAATTCTGCCATATATGTTTCTTTCATAATTTTATCTTGCCTTAAAACCATCTCTAAGTTACCTTCATCGGGAATCTCACCCATGACATTCTCCTACATAAGTTTATTGCGAAATTATTTCATTAGTGCCTTTGTTGTTTTTTTAAGATCGTTTTGCAATTTCTTAGAGTCTGATATAATTTTATCAATTTGAGAAGTTACAGTTTTAACCTCATTTTCGTGACCAGTGATGTCAATTTGATTTTCTAATTTCCAAGCAAGGTTATCTAGGTCACCGATAACATTCTTGACCTTTAAATTTAAATCTGCAGCATGCTGTCTATCAAGTTTCTTTGATAACTTTTTTCTAGTAGCATTTGATGCCTTTACTCTTTCTTCTATATCTTGAAGTTGTTCTTTAAATGATTTCATTATCCTCCCCAGGATTTGATGGCATTAAAATTTGCCTGTGAAAATTCTAATCGGTCTACGAGTTTAACCGCTTTATTGGACAACGTGTCCACTGCAACAAATCCTTCTGGACCTGTGACCTTATATCCAGTTGATGTTTTAATAAATGCAGGAATGGAATTTACCTTCTCTAATTTCTTAATAATCATCATCTTAATGTCTACAACGGCATTATGCCATTCTAGAGTATGTGCAAATGTTCCAGGCATTTTACCAGAACGGAATTCTTTGAGCATGGCATCAAGTTCTGCCTGCTTTCTATTTTTACCTTTTTCACTTTTTAATTTATCAATCTTCTTTTTATAATCAGCAGAAACAAAGTCAATAAATCCAGCAACAGCATTTCGGAGATTAGTATATTTCTCACCCTTTCTAATTTGGGAATTTATATAAACCTTAACGAATTTAGCAGTAGTAGTTTTTCCAAAGAGTTTAGCCATTGATTTTTTATCGAGTTTTCTTAATTCAATAGAGGCACCTTTCAATAGTTGCCTAATAGATTTCATTTCCGATTTAGTGAATGTAGCAGTTCCCGATGCATCTTTAAAAACAGTATCAGTAAACCATACGTCTTTTTGCTTGGTGAATCCACTCATATTTACTTTAAAGTTAGCAGACAAGTCTGCAATGGTATCACCTGTATATGTTGTATGCCAAATAATTCCTGCCTTTGATTTTAGAATTGTCTTTGCAAGATCCGAATCTGTAGGCACTGCATACGTGATAGTGTTCGGAGTGAACGTAATATATTCTGTTCCGTCAATCGTTTCTTTCTTTAAGTCTTCAGGGGTGTACATGAAGTCACCCTGATAAATCCCCTTCAATCCCATTTTAGGAAAGTGCTTTAAAGCAGCTTGTAGTTTACTATTTGGACCAGAAGGGTGGTTCTTATTTATGTCAGCTTTAGTGTAGTTTATCAGTGGTGTCTTATTGAATAAGGATTTGGTTGCAACAAAGAACTTCCCATTCTCTGGATTGATTCCTGCAATGACTGCTGGAGCACCATCAACCTTTGACTGTACATTAACTGAACGTGTAGAGTTACCTCCTAGAGAATTAATAATTTCATCTAAAAGACTTATTGCCTGTTGAGCACCAGATACACCATGGTCGAATATGGCATCTTCTACGTGCTCTAAATGTGTTAATTTTTCTTCTTGGAGGTAAGACTTAAAAGATTTCATATAATGATTCCATGTAAATACTCATACTGCACTTCATATTATATTTATAATAATGAAGACCTACACTTTAAACCCTTTGAAGGCATCCTTCTGTTTCTTGCCTTTGGATATGGCGAATGAGGATTGAACTGTCTCTTTTTCATCGACTATGGCATTACCAATAATATCAGTTTGAGCATGTTGTTCAACATCATACCATCTCATCTTTGGTTTATCAATACCAATAACAAATCGTTTATTGAGGTTTTCATCCCCATACCGATTCTTCAACTGTTTGACCATTACCTGATTAAGTTCGGATAATTCTTCAGTTTGAATCAATGCAAGGAATAAATCTGCTGTAGCAGGAAGTCCGAACGATTCAGACGTATCTTCTAGACCCATATCTGATGATGTAAACCCACCTCTATTAACCTGTGTTGCAGACCATATTGGGACGTTAAATTCGACCGCTAGACCTCGTAGTTCCTCTGCTATCGCCTTAACGTAGGTGTAACTGTTAACTGCGTTATGACCACTTAAACGTTGTGAGGCACAGATGTTTAGATAGTCCACATAGATAATATCAGGAATGAAGTTCTTCTTCAAAGATAGTTCTTTAAGAAGATGTCTAAGGTGTCCGCAGTGAGCACACGCAGTCGGATACTCTTTAATGATTAATTTGCCCTTTGATTTAGATTGAATTGAATCAATCTTCTTCTGATATCTGCTATAAGACATATCAGCAAGACGGTCAACATCAATATCCATTAAGTTGGCATCAATACGTTCAGCAATTCTTTCTTCTGCCATTTCCAAAGTGATATATAATACATTCTTACCTAATGTCAAATTGGATGCTGCCATATGACACATTCCGATTGTTTTACCAACACCAGTTCCTGCCATTAATATGTTTAATGTTTTGCGAGGGATTCCACCCTTTGTAATAACATTAAGATATTCAATATCAAATGGAATACGTTCTTCTTTGCGTTGATAGAACTCAAAACGTTCATCAGCATTATCAAGAAAGTCATGACCAATATGAGTATCAAATGACACTGAGAGGGCATCCGATAACAACTCGGGAATTGAACCTTCATTGAGTTGTTTATCATCACCATCAATAATATTGATTGATTCCATAATGGCATTATAAACTGCTTTGTCTTTACAGAACTTTTCAGTTTCATCAAGTAACCACTGTTCATTTGAATCTTCTCTAGTTAACGCATTGACCATCGAAGAAGTTTCTTCAAAATCAGTAGAACTTAAATCTTCCCTTTCATTAATGGCAAGACTGATTGCTTCTTTAGACGGAACGTTGTTATATTTTGCGTAGAATTTTTGTATTTCAGTGAATGCTACTTTATCAGGTCTTGACTGGAAATATTCATCTTTTAGAAATACAATTACTCGACGTGCATAGTCTTCATTGTATATTAGATTCGATAGAATCGTTGTTTCAATACTCACTTATCCCCTTCTTTTGCAATATATTCTTGCAAGGCAGAATTCATTACTTTATCAACAAGTTCTTGAACTTCATTGGCATAGTCCGATGCTTGTACTTTCTCATCAACCGAACCGAATGCAAATGATATTTTATTAACATCGGATGGGTCTAGCACTACATTATAAACACCAAACTCAGAACCATCTCTTGTCCTGATGTAAAATACTCCATCTTCGGGATTAATCATTTGTATCCTCTAAATCTAATTCCTCATTCATTAATGGGGTAGAACCTATTGCATATCTATCTCTTAGATAGTCTTGGAATTTTTCATTCGATACAATAGAAATCCAAAACTCACCTGTATCGGTATCTGCTTGACGAACCTTTTTAGGTTCTACTTCACCTGTTTTCATATCAACTTTTGAATACCAACCCATTGACGGTTTAGTAACAAACCCACCATCAAGTGCGACATCTAATAGTCCAGAATATTTTTTGATACCACCCTTCCAAGTAACAGAAATTGGGATTTTAGATTTCTCTTTAACGAATCTTGATTTCTCAACATTAATAATAAAGTCATATCCTTCAACCTCTGTGCCTTTCTTAGACTGACGACGACCAATAATCCAAATATTATCACTAGAATAATAAATTCCAGTCCCACCAGAAACTACTTGTTTTGAAAACATTTCTTGAGTCGCATACGTGTGGTTCACGGCAACAAGAGGAATATCCTTTAATGTAAGATACGGAGTTATCATTCGGAATAGTGATTTCAGTTGTTTTGCCCGAGTCATATCAGCAACCGATTTAGAATCCATTGCATCTTCCATTTCTTTCTTCGATGCAAGGTTTCCGATTGAGTCAATCATTACATAGACCTTATCATCTTTCTCCAAGTTATCAAACTGCTTAATAATATCGAACTTCAATTCTTCAATATTTTTAATAGGAATATGCAACACTCGAGTGGTGTCTATTTTCATTGAGTCAAAAAATGATTGAGGTGTTCCGAATTCAGAGTCATAAAACATTGCTACTGCTTCTGGATACTTATCAAGATATGCTTTCATCATCAACAATCCGAATGTCGTTTTGAAATGCTTTGATGGTCCAGCAAGAACTGTTAGACCTGAGGTCAATCCACCATCCATTCGACCAGATAACGCAACGTTGACCATTGGCACTGATGTTGGGATAACATCTTTTTTATTGAATATCGCAGACTTTGATAATTGGGTTGATTTAATTGACCCAGATTGCTTAAGACGTTCTAATAGTCCACTCATAATATAATTTCTCCATCATTTAATTTAATATACACCTATTATACCCTACTTTCACACAAAAGTAAAGCGATATTAACGAATTGGGTTATCAAGTAAAGTTTGCAAATTAAAAGGTTTTCTCATACCACCCCATCTTGTATAATATACAATTGGATATTTTGGGAACATTTTAAGAAAATCACTAGGAGTTACACCTATTTTCTCTGCAACAATAGTGTGGTCTGGACTTAATGAACCCATTCCAAACAATTCTCTTCCAATAACTAATGCTTCTAATCGTTCAACTGTTGCAACAAAACCATTCAAATCCATTATTTCGGATGCGATAGTTTCACTCCAAACATCTCCTATGATATAACCATCATCATCAAGGGCATATTCCTTATCACCTTTGAGATTATCATATGCATTTCTTGCACCTAGATTTTCGATATTGCTAGCAAAGTTCTGTGTGAACTCATCAAAAGTGTCACCTGCACTTTCATTTGCAATATCATTAACGTTCAATTTTGCCATAGTCTTTTTACTCCTATTAAAAGAATGAATCTAGAGTGCTTTTTCGTTCCCAGTCCCATCCGATTGGGTGTAAAATTCCCTCTAACGGTTTGAGATATGTTTTTTCAAACTGTGTATCATAATCAAGCAATGCCTGCATATCAAACTCAGGCGGAATTCCAGTTACAAAAGATAATACATTTTGTTGATGTTTGTTCGGTGTCAGTAAATATATAAATTTAATTTTAGAACCTGCATCAATTGACTCTATATTATTCAGTCCATGTTGTTTGATTAATTTATTAAACAATATGGCACCTTTCACATGAATAGGTATACTCTTTTCTTGAGTCAAATATTTCTTATATTCGTTTATACCTCTTGGGAATGAAATATCCTCTGGTGCAAACTTTTTAAACTCTCCCCTATATTTATACACAAGACGTTGTAATTCACCTTCAGTTCCGTTCAAGATAATAGATACAGACTCTTTAAGTTTATTGCGAACTGTTTCTGGGGTTGAAGATTTAACAATTTCAAGACCCATTACTTTCATCTTCGGTTTCGCATAACGAACACCCTCATTGTCATATACATTCAGTGCATAACGTTTCTTTGCTGTCCATATACCACTGTCGGAAATGGACTCACGACCCATTTGCATTTTCTGTTCATATGCATTAACATATTCGCCAAGTTCTTCATAAGACTTATCAATGAAAGGTTCAATAGATTTCTTGGCAATGGCATCGAGAAAGTCAACAATCTTATCTTTCTCAGGCAGGGTTTTGCCTTGGTATGCACCTTGGACAATTTTACCAAGTCTCAAATATACAGAGTCAGTATCGATAGCAATTACATAATCATAATCATTTGTGCCACAAATTTGATTCAAGAATTCATTTAATTTATTTTCAATCCAACGAATTGCTAATTGCCCACCAGTAGTAATTGCCTCAGCATTCTGAAGATTAAAATACCTGAACCATTGATTTCCCAATGCACCATATGCCGAGTTCAACTGAATCTTTTTCGCCATTTGGATATTGTTATATTTGGAAATTTCATTGACAGTGTTCTCACCGTGTTCACGACGTTGCTGGGCATCCAACATCTTAGTTTTTGAGATCTTTCTCTCGTTATATATCTTCTCCATCAGTGTGGGTAAGAACCCTCGTTTATCACGACGATACAACGCACCATTCGGAGTTACGGTTCTATTAGATTCCTTTAAATTAGACAAATCAATTTCTTGATTTAATAATTTATCAAGACTAATCCTATTATCGAATCCAACAAGAGTTTCTGGACTGATATTATAATTCATAATTAAGTGAGGATACAGGGAGTTTAAATCAAAAGACATTACCCATTCATGCTTACCGATTATTGGAGTTTTAACATATGCACCTGCATACTGTTCTGATTTTCTGGAATGATTTTTGGGTGGAGCAACAATGTCCTGTCTAATGAGATAATCATACACGATTGCATCCCACATCTTTACTGTACCAAACACATCGGCATAGTTAATCTTTGCATCATAACTCATAGTCATCGCAAGGTCAATCAACTTCATCTTATCATCTATACGTTTAACCAACTCAACGTCTTTGATATTATAATCAATAAACTTCTGGTGATTATCACGTGCAAGGGTAAACAGTGAACCCTCTTCTTCATAATTTAATTTTTTCTCATTTAATTCAACATGACCAATGAAATCAAGGGCATAACTTTCTCTCATCTTGTATGTAAACTTTTTATACAACTTCATATAGTCTAATGACTGAACACCTAGAATGTCATATACAAATTGGTCTTTGCCAAATTTAGTTTTAATGCTTCGTTCTTTAATCCAACCAAATGGGCTGAACTTTTTTGTTTCCTTGTCACCAAAAACTTTTGCATACCGATTTATAATATACGGAATATCAAACCCATCAATGTTCCAACCAGTAACCACGTGAGGTGGTTGTTTTTCCCAGAATTGTAAGAATAGAGTCAGTAATGTCTCTTCATCGTAACATTCGTTATAAATGATTATCGTATCAGAACCAGCATATTCACCATCATCCTGGTCCCATTCATTTAAACCCCAAGTGTGATAAGTGTTTTCTATATTATCATAAACTGTGATAGCATTAATAATAGAAAGTGCAGTTCCAGGTTCTGGGAATCCTTGGTCAGATTCAACCTCAATGTCAAGAAAATATTGCCTTATTGCTTTTGGTTCAAATTCAACCGTGTCTGGCCAATGCTGACAAATATATTGAACATCGAACTGGTCAATACCATAAACATCAAAACCTTGGACTTCAGAATAATGCTTAATGAAGTCACGTGTTTCTTTAATGGTTCCAGGTTTAATTTCCCAAACCTGTTCATCATCAAGGGTTCTCCATTTGGTTTCTGTTCCACTCTTGCCTGGAACATACATAGTTGGTTGAAATTCTTCCCTTCGGATAAAATCACCCTTTTCGGTATCAACTCCTCTAACGAGAACTTTGTTACCTAATGTATTCACTGATGTATAAAATTTCATAATTTATCTGGACCTTTCACTTCGTCCGACCACTCAACCTTTTTGTTGTCGTTGTCGTGTGTTCGTTGTTTGCCACAATGAGGGCAATATAACTTTGTTGGCACCCAAGCATCAGAGTTCGCAATTGACCACCAACCATAACAAGATTTGCAAGTGAAATGCCATATCGTTTCCTTATTGACTTTCATCTGGTTCAAACCCTTGCCCTTCACCCATACACTTTTTCATAATTGGGTTCCACCATCCACCATCTGGGCACATCTTCTCAGTCATCCTATCCTCCGACCATTTTTGAGCAGTCTTTTTCGGAAGGAAGTCAGTATTCTTATCTTCTTCAATGACGTGTTTTTCAACAGACTTTTCTGGCCAATGACTGGACCTTTCGTTTTCTGAATAACCACAAAAAGGACACCATGGGGTGGATTGAGGTTTGTCGGTATACATCGTCCATACTTCATTACATTGTATGCATTTGAAAGTTGGAGCAGTTAATTTAATCAATGTAAACTTGACACCCTTGGGTTCATTCCAAAATAATCATCTTCTGGTGCTTCAACCTGTCTTATTTTAGCACTCACAAAACGTTTCATATTAATTATTGTGCCATCTTCCATTTCAGCAATGCCACCATAGGCGTCAAGAACAGAATCAACAACAGAGATTTTATCTATATTTGCTGAGTCAGTAACAACCTCAAAGGTCACACAATCATCCATCTCATTAACACTGAACCGAAATTGGATTTCCCAGAAGCAAGATCCAGGTGGAATTTCTTGCCAACCATCATCAACTGTACCTTTATATACATCCACCATTATTTTTTCTCCAATGATTGTTGGAATTTATAGATAGCAAGTTGAATATTCATATATTCTCTTGCTGCATCATGAAGTGCATTATGATGAACAAACCCTTCTGGTTTGACATCAATTTTTTCTTCAATTAAAGTGATTTGAACGGTTTTGGAATCATGAATATTCCACCATCTCCATGGGAGATCGTATGCACCTGCATTACCAGTTACTCTAAACAGGTCATGTAATATGCCAAAGTCAAAATGACTTCCTCGTGCATATACTAAAATGTCTTTGGGATTTGCTCCGACCTTTTCAAAGTATTCAAAAATAGAGGGGAGAAGTTGGTTCCATTCTATATCATCTGGAGAAGGTTTTAAAACCTTCATGGCATCTTCACCTTGTTGTCCCCACCAAGCAACTGTGTCTTTGTTTATTTCTCGACCTGCTGAGTGTTGGGATTTTACACTAAGAGTTTTATAGAAACCATCTCTGATGAGTTCTTCATACTCATAATCTTTAGTGGAATCTACGGCAACTATACCAACCGACAAAACAACGGCATTGGCATTAGTGCCCAACGTCTCAATATCGAGGACGGCAGAATCTATACCCATTTACTTCTCCATAATATAAAACTTCAATACAACTATTATACTCTATTTTACTTCATTAGTCAAGCGATTCTATGTGTTTTTCAACATATATTTTTGATAAACTCCGTGCAGAGGTCAATGCGGACTTCACTTCGTCCTTTGAACCACCAAAATACTTCACAGCATGACCTTCAGCAATCATTTGTTCGTTTACTGAAACATCAAAAGCATCAACAAACAACTCACCTAATACACGACCGAACTTACCAGTTCCGTGTGACTTTAGTTTAAATGTATTGCCCTGTGCCTCAAGAATTTCAATTAGTCTATGCTTTGCACCAAGACCATATCGTTTTTCAGTCAGGTCACGAGTTCTAGATTCTGGAGTATCAATACCCATAAATCTAATTCGTTTGGTCACCCATACATTAAAACCCAAGTCTATATATGCATCGATGGTATCACCATCAACAATCTTTTTTACCTTTCCGTTATACTCAAACATAATATTCCTTATCTAGTTAATCCCAAAATCTTTGTGATTTGGGCGTCTAAAATACCAGCACGATTTGGCCAGTGTATATAATTCTTATCTGGATTAGACTTCAAGTTTTTCAGCAACGGAATTATCAAATTCTCAAGTGCTTTGAGTTTGTTCTTTTTGAAATCATCAAACTCTGCTTTTTTGGCATCTAACTCTGCTTCTTGATTTTCTTGACGTTGCAACAAGTCTGTAAGTATATTATTAATGTCTCCAAAATCAACCGTTCCGTCGCCATCAAAATCTAAATCTCTTACCTCACCAACAGTAACATCAAGTTGCTCAAGTTTCTCTTCAATAGCAGATAAATCCACATTCACTTCTGGAGCATTAACTGTAGTTTCTTTCGCAAGGATTTCATCCAGTTTATTGGAGAGGGGTGTGAGGTCTGGCATGTCACCAGCAGTCAATGCGTCAACCCTTTCGAGGGCGATGATAGTGTCTAATTTTTTATCTAGAGGGGATAAATCTACATCAGGAATTTCTACTGGATCGGGGATGAGTGATATAATTAAATCTAGTTTAGAAACTAATGGACTTAGATCGGCAGAGGCTGCAGAGGAAACTTTCTCAACTGCTGTATCTAGTTGAGTGTCAGTATCAGTATCCGAAAATGAAAATCCCCATTCAAAATCCTCATTCATTTCGACATTACCTTGTTCGGAATCTGCCATATATTTCTCCTCTAATTATTTCGTACCAATGGTATATTTGGGAACTAATTCCCAATTTTGTTTATCCTTAAAAGATATAACCTTAAATTGTCCTACATTTCCCATTGGTTCTAATTTATTTTCATCAACAATTGTAACTAAATTCCATTCTGCAAGCAACTTGGCAATCGCATTTCTTCTTTGTATATCAGTCACTTCTATATTTGAACTTTTACCATCTAGGGCAAAGAGTTCCTTGAAATGAACGATGTAATACTTTCCACGTTTGTGGAGAATATGGGTTGATTGAAAAAGAGTTTTGTTTGCATTAGATGCGATACCAATTCTGGTCAGTGTCTCTTTTATCTTCAAGAAATCGCCATATTCTTTGAAGGTGACCTCGAGCATATTCTCATGGTGCCATTCATAATCTTCGTCAATATCCCGTAGATGCTTGTCCAGCATAATTTACTCACAACTGTAATATTAATCTATTACACTTATTTATAAATTTGACAATCCTACAGTGTATTTTTACCTATTCTACCACCTTTATCTAATTTACCTTTCATATAATCTAAATGTTCTTTTGTAATGAACGGCAGGACTTCTACTGCTCTTTGTTCATTGTATTTGTAATATTCTTTAATCACTTCAACTTTCTTTGAGGTCTTTGAACCCTTTGCCCACTTGGCATATCTTTTCTTTTTCCTAATAGAATTGATTAAATAATCATATTGTAACATAGAATCTAATTCGTAATATTGATTCATGTCATTTGAATACATAATTGTGTCAGGATTCATGCTCAACGCACGGTTAATTAAAAACCGTTGTTTGGTATAATCTGCCTCATCCATATCACCAGTGCGAATTAAGTTTTTATGCCCGAAATTTAAATCGGGCAAGACGTCTTTAAATAGATTTGCCATATAATGATTCCATCATTTTGCGAACAGCATCGTCAGGAGCACCACCTGCTGGATGCATAATACATTTACCATTCTTGAAGAAATAAGTAACTGGATGAGAAGCAACAGGGAATGTCAATTTCTCTTTAATCATTTTGAATTTCACATTTGGCCATTGCTTTGCGATTGGGTCTAATATGTTTGGGATGAATTGTTGACATACACCACAACCATCACTAGAATGAACGATAACAACATTTGGATTATTTTTAATAATATTTAATGCACTCTTTTCAGATACTATTTTAATATCAGTTTTCATATTACATCCTTTACAAATGTCCCTGCTGAATTCATATACCCAGTTCGGTCTTTAATTTCATTATATGCTTGAGCAATACAATCATTAAAAGAGAATCCTGCTGTCAAACATACCCCACGAAGTGTAACATAAATATCACCAACGGCATCCATTGCTTCAACTTTATCACCATTGTTTAATGCATCAAGCAATTCAGTCGTTTCTTCTAACGTCTTGATTGCTTGTGCCATAGGTTTTCCATTTTCAGGAATTTTCCTATCATACATCCACTTGTCTATCTTTTGATTTATTATTTCCATTCTGCTTCTACCATTATCTCCGTTAAAAACGCAACAAGATTAATTTCTCTATCTTGAACGAATGCTTGTTTGTATTGATATTCACCAATTAGTAATACAACTTGAGGAATCGAGGAAGGGTGTAAGTATTGATGCATGTGGTTATAGATTACTCTAAAAATAGCAACAGCATCGGCATCAATATTATCGACAACCCATTGTCTCATTTTACCAAAGTTCTTGTCCTTTAAATACGACATTAAAGACTCAACGTCAGTATCACCAACATTGGCGAGAATACCCTCATCAATCACACCACCTGCTGAATATCGTTGTAATTCATTTAGAATCCTACGGATATCTGGATGATGTTTCTTGATTACTTCTGCCACGATTTGTGGCGATTTTACTTGAACCTTTTCTGCTTCAAGGATACCAAGAACTCGTTTCATTAGTCCACCCATTATCTCAGGCAGTTCTTTTTTGGAACTCCTAAAATCAATGTATGTGGTTCTAGAATGGATTGGTTCAATAATCTTATCTTTATAATTACAAGTTAAGACGAACCGAACGTTCTTACTAAATTGTTCAATGAACCCACGAAGTGCTGGTTGAAAAGATTGAGGATTAAGATAATCTGCCTCATCGAGAATAATACACTTTTTGCCACCATCAAACGATACGGTTGATGCAAAGGATGCTATTTCATTGCGTAGAGTGTCTATATTCCTGTCTAAGGAACCATTTACGATTAGAACGGTATACCCCAACTCCGCACATAACGCCTTCGCTACGGTCGTTTTGCCTGTGCCAGCAGTTCCTGCAAGCAATAGGTTTGGCATATCCCCATTCGATATAAACTCTGTAAATGAAGACTTTATATCTTCTGGAAGAATACAATCAGCAATTCTCTTTGGTCGATACTTTTCGACCCAAAGAAATTCAGAACTGTTATTATCCATATGTTGAATCACTTTCCAAGGCAACCCAATAAACTAATTCTCCACATGAGAATTTACTGATATTCTTAGAACTGATTTCAACTTGATAATCGTTTGGCAACATCTTCATACGTTCAGTCAAGAAGTAGAAGTTGAAGTTGTCTTCACCTGTATAATCACCGACTTCGATTGAGTAAGTGTTAGATGTATCATTTCGTTTATCTTGAACTTCTGCAACGATTTTATCACCCTCGTTGCGAATACATAAATCGTTCAATCCCAAAGTTCCAGTTGCACGCAATAGTTTATTGAACACATCTTTTTTCAATGTAAAATTAACTTCACATTCTGGCATCGTGATTTCCTTTTCAGGATAGACGATTATTGATTTGTCAGCATACCAATATGAAGTAGACGAACCATCAGATCCAGTCATGGTCATAGAGGAATCTCCGAATTCTAAATCAGGATTTTCAAACAATGATAATGCCGACAAGAATTCGTTTAAATCGTAAATGCCAAATTCTTTAGGGAAAGTCTCTGCAGCAATTACTGATGCAAGAACATTCTTTTGGACACTCATCGTATTCAAATCCGAACCATCTCGAATTAAAATTGATTGATTGATTGTTGCGAAATTCTTTAGAATCTCGACTGTTTTCTCACTTAATTTCATACATACATTCCTATTTGTTTTATTACATTATATTATACTATACTTTGACCTAAAAGTAAAGCGTTTTCACTTAAAAATTTATCAGTCTTTTCCTTCATGCATTTCATGATTATGTAATGCCATTATTCCGTAATGGATTACCTTGAGCAAGTCATCTCTGTTCTTGCCATTTTTCTTCCCATATCGTTGCGCATATTTTAATATGTTCCCGATACAAAACCCTTCGCCATGCCCAGAATCAATTATGAATTCTGTTGCTTGAAATTTGTTGTGAGAATAATGCTCACTGTAAGTGTTATCGATATAATCCTTTAACTCGGAGAGGATTTTCCCCTCCGAGTATTTGTAATTAATTTCTACCATCCACCTGCCAAGTTGATTGCGATTTTCACCTTATCACCGACAGAATACGGTTTCGTAGACCAAAATCGGACACGAATACCATTCACATTCGAGACAATATAATTCCCAGTGAATTGCTGGACTTGTCTTGTCGTGTAAACAATACCACATTGCCGTATTGTCCTGTATCCAGTGATGACATGAGTTGTCGATGAACCACCTTGTTTGTTGGCAACATCAGCACCGATAATAGCACCCAAGATTGTTGCTGCATCTTTACCTCGTCCACCACCTATTTGATTGCCAATAATACCACCAATGATTGCTCCTGCGGCAACACCTGCGGTGGAAGTTTGACTACCAGTAGTCGATGTTGAATAGATCGGCACCTCAGTG